TTTCTCATATACATCTAGTCCTTTATTCTTTTGTATAGGGTCATCATATGCCATCATCCTCAACTTAGATGCGGAGATAAGAGTATCAACAGATCCCAGGAACTCACACTCAAACTCAACTCTAAACTGTTCCTCTGATGTGTTCGCTATGGTCTGCTCTTTCCATACTGCGTCTCTACCTGGCACCTGTGACCAGTGTACCTCAGTAGTAACGTATTCGTTCTTCTGTCTCTCGGCATCATGCCAGAGTTTATAGAACATGTTCATACCATGTGGTGTAGATATGATAATAACTTTTGTTGATTTACCAGAAGATATAGTAGGATACACAGAACTGAAAAACTGGTCAGCAATGTGATTCGGAATGAACGCGAATTCGTCCAGAAATATGATATTAAAAGACATACCCCTGACAGCAGAAGCGGAAGTAGAAGCAGCCATGATTTTACTGCCGTTTTCAAGTTCCAAAGAACCTCTGTTCCACTGGTTGATTCCTTGTTGCATCCATTTTGGGAGGTTTTCATAACTTAATTGTAGACGTTGTAGCATTTCCCTAGCAGTCGCTGCCTTGTTTGCAAGGATTGCTACGTTAACATTATCATTAAAGATCACATACCATAACAGATATGATGTAACAACAGTAGACTTACCAGACTGTCTAGGTAACTTAGCAATATTAAATCTGTAATCATTGAACTTGTTTACCATGTCTTCTTGGAAGTCATACAAGTCAAATGGTATAAGACCTTTATCTAGTGAGACGATTCTAATATACTTCTTAATAAAATACACAGGGTCCTGAGAACATTTGACGAACTCTTTCACCTGTGACGGAGTAAAACTCTGTGCTACGTTTGCTTTTTTTAGATTAGGGTTACCTAGATACTGATTTTCAGTCGCCATTCATCCACCATTGCCAATTTCTATTAGGTACATCAAACAAGGTATTGTCGATATAATCTTGTGCCCACTCAGGATCGAACCATTGTCCAAGGACTGCCTTGGTTTTCTTGTTCTGCCTTTGTTGCTTACAATACCAGATCTGATCATCCATTCTCTTCATAGTATTTATCCAGTTCTTATCTCTCTCAGCACCATACACATGTTCAATGTATATGTCTAAGTACCTTTCCACTAACTGTACAAACATTCTTTTCTCTTTATCATCTCTTATACGCATGAACTGACAGAAAGGTGAAAATATATCTGCCCACTCTGGTAATGCTCTTGGTTCTTTAAACTTATATTGACTAGCGATTATATCTAAACCATAGTATATACTACTTGCATTATGTACAGGAGAGATATCACAGATCGCAGCAGTAATTACCTTCGGTGTTGCAACTATATCAGCACCAAATATAGGTAAGGGATATTCTGGATTAGGAAAGAACACACAGTGCATGACTTCAATGTTCTTTGTATATCCAGTTTCTAAATGTACTTTCCTTAGACCCTTACACCTATTCATCTCATTAATAATAAACACATCATCGTTTTCTACGATAGGATGTGGATTATCTAAGGGTTTAAGTGCGGGTAAAGTTAATATCTTATGTCTAATTAATGAAGAAACTTCATGAACCAGATTCCCTGTCAACGTATTTTGAGAGGACTTCGAGTTGGTCATGGTATTTTGCCACCTGATCTAGTTCTACTTGGATTGCTTCCATAACATCAGAGTGTTCTCCGATGCCAGCAGGGTTCTCCAAATAGATTTCAATGTTTGCTAAATGTTTTTTGATGTCACCCATAGCATGTGCTTTGAGTGCGTTAATAATAGTTTTTCTCATAGATGGCATCATTCTATTAACGTTCCTTGACTTCTACGAATCTCTTTAAGTGATTCAAAGTCTTTACGTTTGGTACCACCATCATAGCACCATGCGTATCCTTCGTCAATCATCTGTTCATTGAGCGACTTTTCCTCGTCACCCACATATAACCAACCAAGGAGACGACCATACTTACCAACCCCGCCTTTAAGTTCAGTTCGTATAGTGAGTTCATGTTCTCCATTAATCGTGTCCTCCAAAGTTGCTTTCATCCAGTTAGTTGCGTCTATACCTAGTTTCTTTTCTGCAAGGTCTCTCGTTCTCTTCTCAGGAGTATCTATTCCAGCAATTCTGACTCTTTCGTGTTTGTATATATCAAACCCTAAGTCTATTACTACGTCAATAGTGTCACCATCAACTACCTTTGTTATCTCCGTCACTCGAAAGTTGTAACAACTCTTCCTGCTTGGTGGTGTCATTGCTCCCATCGTTCATTTCCTCATAGGCATACTTCATTATATAGGCGATAAGAATCGTCACACTTATGATAAGTATGAGAACCATAATGTTGACTGAATGAACTACAACCATTAGATCATAGACATTGCGTGTTGTAATTCGTGTGCGTGTTTTAGTTCGTCTTCTGCTATCTCTGCTATCTTCTTATCTTCTGGATGATATGCCAAATACTTTATATACGTCTCGAATGCATGTTTCTCTATCTTCATATTAATATCATAAGCAGCAAGAGGATTAGCAAGGTAGTACCCAACCATGATCCAATAATAGATAAGAACAAGGTGCTTTGCAAGAAACCTGTCAATCCAGTGTTCATCACCACCTCGTTTTTCCATCTCTTCCAAGTGCTCAGTTTCATTTAATGCCTGATAGAAATGTTCTTTCATTAAGTAGATATGTTCTGGTCCTCTAAGTCCTAATGACTCACGGAAATGTAGAACACTAATAAATGAGAAGTAGGGTGCTCTTGCAATAACTTCTAATACCCAGAATCTTTGGAAGTCTCTACCTCTGTAAAGAAAATCCAAGATATAAATTGTGGTGTCTAAGACCCAAGTGTTAAACTTCCTCATACCCAAGCAAAGCGTGAGAATAGAAGAGCAACACTAACGGTCCCAAACAAAATACATGATGACCTAATTGGTAAGTCTTTCATTTAATTTCTCTAAACTACCTATATTATATAGGTAATTTTACTTATCCGTGGTTCTGTAACTTCTCTAATTGTGTTGATGCTGACATACTAGGCACGTCATTTAAACCATTGGCATCAAACCAAGGTGCGGTTTCCCAGTCAAACCCTTCTCCAAATGTATTATCTGCTTCTGCAATGTACCAATGACATGATGCGTCTGGAATATCTACTGCACATACTGCCCAGTCATCTGTCCATTGTGGAACTTGTACCCAGATAACAGGTTCTTTATCAAATGCATATGCACTCTGTGTCATACCTAACATGAATGCTAGTATGATTGCCCAAGTAAAAAATCTAGGTATGTGTTTTACTGACGGAGGGTGACCGTTTCCTCGGTACACCTCCATCACATCGTGATAGGAGTATTTCATATCAGCAGTTCCACGCTCGTAGTGATTTATTTATACGAGAGTCAGGGTCACGAGCAGTTTTTGCTGACGTAAGTTTTCGTTTCATGCCTTTCATTCTAGCACAGAAACTTGCTCTTCTTTTATTACCTTTCTTCTTGCTTGGTGCTTTTAAGTCAGAACCAGGATTCTCACGTTCGTAAGACTTTCTCCCTTTCTCATTTAAACCACCTTCTTTATTCTGTCCTTCCTTCTTTGTCCATGCTGCCTCCTTCATCATCTTCTTTTCCTCACAAGTTTTCTCAACACACATCTGACACTTCGGGCAATACTTTTTACCGTCAGGGCAGTTGGATGCTTCTTGTAAGTACTCTTTGAAGGTTAAGATCATGATCTCTTAGCACAATTCAATTCGTGTTTTTCCATCCAAGTTCTTGGACGTGCGTGACCTAACGGTGCAGTTAGTCCACAAAATTGGCATTGATAAACGCCATTGTCATTTCTTTTTGCCATAGTGATAAGTTGAGTTAGGTTTTGTTTTCTTAGGTAGTTTACCGCCCCTTACTTTGGTTGCAGATGTTTCACCTTCACCAGAGGGGTTCTTACCTTTCTTTACTTCTTTGCCAAGGTTGTATGACTTACCAGGTTTTTTAGATTCAGTGTCATGTAATCTAGCGGGTTTCCCTGCCTTCTTAGTAATCACTGATTCCTGTCCATGCTTACGTCCCAAACGACGTGTAAGTTTTCCGAACTTACGCTTAGACATTCCCTTGCCAGGACTTGTTTGATAGGATACTTCCCTACCAGTAGATCCATCATCATACTTGTAACTACCGACTGATTTTTTAAAACCAATCCCTTTCTTTTTAAGATCCTTTTCTAGTCCTTTACGACTAGCACGGTTCTTTTTTTCGTCTGTACCTCTGTCTGCTGCTATATTACCAGTAGTCTGGTTCTTTGCTTTTGACATCATACGAGCACGATCATTTCCTTCTTTGAGGAAATCAGAGAATGACATTACATTCTCTTTCTGCATCTTCTTCTTTTGCCATGAGTCAAGTGCTTGGTCAGGACGTTTGCCCTTTGACATTTCACTCTTCTTATGTGCTTGGAACTTAGCAGCGGAATCTGCTTTTGATTTCCTTTCAGCAGCAGCAGATGCTGCTTGCTTTGCTACGTTCGCTTTTGCCTTATCCTGGACTGCTTGCAGTTTTGGATTAAGTGCCTCACCCATTATAGCATTCTTTCCGTATTTTTGTCTAATGTCTGCTTTTACCTTGTCTAATGCATTGCCAGGACGCTTCCATGTGTTGCCCTGACCAGGTGTAGCAACGTTTTTCTTTGCTAATGGTTTGATTTTTCCTTCGTCTCTTAGACGATCATACCCTTCTTCTTTTACAACCTTCTTATATTTTGATAGGGTTTTTACACCACGCTTCTCTTTATGTGCTTTGTGTCTCTTATCCATTGACACAAGTCTTTCAGCAGGATCAGCAGCATTACCACCTTCACCTGTATGTCTTACATTCCTGACAGATGCTTTACCATAGTTAGAACGACCACGTTCCTGACTTAACCTCTGGTTGTCACTATCCTTTTGTCTTTCATCTAATACTTCTACCTCTTCTTTCTTCATCTTCTTCCTTGAAGGTTCATCATAAGACTTACCTTGTGTATGGAAGTGAGACTTTCTATCATCAATGAAGTTGGTCATCTTTGTAGACCCATCATTATTTTCCTTCTCACCCTTATACTTCTTGACTCCTCTCTTCATTGCATGAATAACTTTACGAGCAGGAGCATTATACTTTCTACCATAACCAGTACCATAACTACGAACAGATCTATCATCCTGTTTAGTTGCTGTACTTTTTCCTTTATCACCCTTTGGTGTTTCCTCTAATTCTTCTACCTCTTCCTTTGTTATCTTATCAGTTGCTTTCAATATACCAGAATGTCTTTTCATTACCTTGTCTTTGTCACCTTTTACAGCACTTATTGCCATGTCTGTCGATGCTTTCTTAACGTAAGAACCCATTGTTTTCTTATCAAGTTCATCTAACTGATCTAATGCTTTACTTGACCAATATACTTCTGTGTCTTCTGATCTACTTAAACTCTTACGATTAGAATGATGACTTGGATCATCAAATGCAGGGTTACCTGTCTTTCTTGCAACTGGTTTCTTCTTTGTATCTGGTTTTGCTTTCTTTACAAATCCTGCAAACTGCATCTTAGGTTTACCATCACCTTTGTAGAGACCGTATGATGTACCTTCATGTGTAAATTTCATACCCTTAGTTGCTTTGTCTTTAAGTGCTTCACGCTTTTTAGGATCCATGTTCTTTTCGTAATCTGCTAGTTTAGAAGCAAACTTTTTGTTATCCATTTTCTTGATAACTTTTCTGTCCGCTTTGTTAGGTCCTGTATATGAGGTGCTCCCAGTAACAGCACCACCGCCTGCTGCTGTACCTATTGCTGCCTCTTCGACACCTTGCATTTTACCTCTCCTGTTAGTTTGAGCGACACCTTGTGGTAGACCTGTATTACCTGTGCCAATTTTGTCGTTCTTCTTACGAAGTCTTTTTAGTTTAGCAAAAGTGTTCATGAACTCTGCTGATGATCTGAAATCGGAATTACCTACATGCTCTACTGATTCTTTTTTCACTTTCTTTTCGGGTAATCCTTTATGTTTAGTTGATGCAAACTTCTTTGCATCTTTCATCTTTATGCTGGAAGCAACTCTGGCAACCTCAGATGAGGGAGCTTGCGTTTGATCCCCTTTCTGAAACGCTCTAACCATCCCGAAGAATCTTTGTTGTTTCTTTGAGACTGCGGGCATTCCTGATTATCCTCCGACAATCTGTACTTGCTCGACAATGACTGCGTTAGAACCAGCGACAAGTTTTGCAACTCTTTGTATGACAGGGATGTTGCCAGCAGTTGAGTCTGCTGCTGAGAGAGCATAGTCTCCTGATGCTGCTGATGAATCATAATTTGTTGTAATAGTTGAACCAGTTACTGCTGTAACTGCTTTTCCTGATGCTGCTGCTGACTCGAAGTCTGATGTAAATCCATCTGTGTCACCACCATCAATAGTCTGAATGAAATCACCAACACTGAATGTATGACGACCACCACCAGCAAAACCTTCAACGGTAACTACCATTGATGATGCATCTGTTGCACCAACAATCTTAGCGTTCTTTGCTTTACCACAGGAAACTAACAATGCTTCTCCTGCTGCCAAAGTTATAGCGGGACCACCGTCTATCGCTATTGTTGACGCGGATGCTGCATAGCATCTAAGCACACCACTTTTTACCACGATATAGCTTGTGCCACTTCCTGATACTGTTTGGGTGTCAATTACATTTAATACTGACATTGGGTAAAAATTCTCCTACTATGTTATTTATCCTTTTCTTGCTTTAAGAATTTTGCAAGATCAGCAGTGCTACCAACGAACATGGTATTGTTAGTGACTTCTGTTTGTTTTCCTTTGCCTGGATTTTCTATTTCATTGACCTTCTTTTGTAGATCAACTAACTTGTCTGCTACGTCACCAACATGCTTTATAAGTTGTCCTGCAACCTCGTATGCTCTTGGTTGATCAGACTCCTGTGCGAGTTCTAAGATACCATCTACTGCTTCTTGTCCTTTATCAATTAGTGTATACAAGTTGCCTCTGGTATACTCATAATCTTTTTTAAGTTGGTTCTTGTCTGATATATCCACACTAGGTTCCACCTTCTTAATAGAAGTGTCTGCCTGCATAATTTCAGTCTTGACATCGAGTGCTTCCTCGATACCATCAAACTTACTCGTCTGCTCCTGTGGTTGGGTTTCTTGATTTTCCATCAGTAAACTCACTATAAAGTTCGTTGAATCCAAAGTCGTCATCGGAATCTAACAATGCATGATCTGCACTTGTTATGATGAATACATTTGAACTCGCTACATGTGCTGCTATGGTTGAATTATTGAACGCACGAGCAACATAGACCTTGGTGCCATCAATTTTTGTGACACGCATCACCTCACTATCTATCTGAATGTCATCTTTCAATGATATTCCAGACGCATCTGTTACATTTATAATGCCATCATTATCATCTATATCTGCTGATACAGTTGTGACTGCATTGTTATCTCTTTCAACAAGAGATCTAGGTGTAGCAACATAACGTACCTCTCTTGGCGCAGTTCTAACTGAGTCAGTAGAGTAGTCGACAATAGTTTTCTTAATAAGTTCACCAGACTTATCAACTACTGGACCATACATGTATGTCTTAGCAATGAATTGCAATGTATATATTAACGTTCTTCTGGTATCGTAGTCTCCTTCGTACTCGTCTCCGTAATCAATACTTGTTAATGTTACAGGATAATCTTTTACCTCTCCTAATTCTGGTACAAGATTCATTGTAATATTGAAACTTGGTTGGAAGAATGGAAGTATCTGTTCTAGTATTTGTAGAGCATCATCTTGGTTCTTACTTAATATTGCTAACTCAAAATTAATATTGTAAGGAACAGGCATGAATCCTTTGTTCTCTTTGTTGCCTGTTGTGTGTCTGATATATTGTGTTGGTGATACCTTTCTAGTAGGATCATAATTAATACCTTGTATCTCAAATGATATTCTAGGTAATGTAATTTGTACCTGATCCTGTGTAGTTAAGTCACCTAACTGACGTAAACGTGCTAAGAACTTTGCCTTTGGTCCATAAGCAAGGGGCACTTTCATGACCTCTGTCTTAGAACCAGACACACGTCTGATTTCTATGTTATTAAATAACGTACCAAATCCTACAACGGTTTTCTTTATTATACCGTTGTAATTATATGAACCAAGCATTAGATAGAACCTCCACTATTTCCAAATTCACCGAATGGATTGCCCTGTGTAAAGTCAAGTATACCATCGGCAGACGTCTCAATGGACGCATTGATATCAAATTCGGAGTTAGTATTATTTAGTGTATTATATGATGCAGTTGTGAACGATGCACTAGATGTGCCACCAGTGATAGTTTCTGGGACCGTGAAGGTGCCTGATCTGTTAATCACTATCAAAGTATTAGTTGAACTATCAAATGACTTAACCTCAGCAGTAACATTAGATGTACCACCAGTTACAGTTTCACCAGCAGTGAATGTTCCAGATCCACCAGCAACTAGACCAACTGTAATAGCATTGGCAAAGTTCTGTTCTAATGCATCTACTGCTGCCACACCAGTATCGATATCCTCGTCGCTGTACTCGAACAACTCACAACGTAAACCCCAAACATAGTTCTTACCAAACTGATAGAAAGGTTGTTCGTGCTCTACAAACTGTATCTCAAAAGTTTTATTTGCCATAGGCAAATGTATTAGGTCACCTTCATTAGGTCTACCCTCTACAATTAAAGTTGCATTATCGTCTACTGCTGCTGTGAATCTTGATCGAGATATAACAAAGGTGATTTGGTCTTGAATTCTGACTCCAAACTTAGAGAAAATATCACCGTCGCCCCTAAAACCACCAGCGTCTTCAATGTACGCTTCAATTAAGTGTGCTCCTTCAAACTTAGAGAGGGTATCCTCCCCGAAGACACTATCTTCTTTAACAAGTGTTCTCGGGATATAGTAGACGTCCTTGCCGAACATTTTAATTTGCTCTGTGACAAGAGACTCTTGCAAATCTTGCTCTCCTGTTGTACCTTGGGTAAAGTAACTGTTAGTTGCCATATCATCCTATCATGTCTAGTGGTGGAGTTTCCCATGTGGTGCGAAGTTGCTCATCAAGGATCTTTAATTCCTCGACTGCATCATTATAAATCATCTCTCCGTTAAGAGTGATACCACCTGGCATTTGAACGCTAGTAAATTTAGTAAGGTTTGTTCCCCATTGTTTCTTAATCTTTGCAGTAGCATAATCCTTTAACCACATCTGATTATAGATCTCAGTCCATGTGTCAGGTTGTAATGCTCTCCAACATTTGATAACAATAAACTGATCTTCTAATGCATCTTGTGACCAGTCAAAATCTAAGTAAACTTTATCTTGTACTGCTTGATATCTTACTGGGTGCATACCTTCTAGTATGAAATCAATAGTCTCTAAGTGTTGTTGTATCATATAGTAATGATAGAACTGTGTAGATGTAAAATCATACAAGTCATTCAAACGCATTTGATATCTAATATCAAACATGTTTCTAGTACCTTTGTCTGTAAATTTAAAGATACCTTCAATAGCAGTTATGTGCTCTGGTACAGGAACGAATGCAGATTGTTCTAACCACTCAGTAGTACCATCAGTTGCTAGTGAAGTTGTGTTTGACTTACCAGCAGTGATCTCATCAGCAGTAAACTTATGCTTTAAGTAAACTCTTTCGGCACCTTCATAGTGATACTGTTGAAATTTCTGTACAGCATAATCAATCGCATCATCAACTTGATCGTCTGACACGTTAACTTCTAATACTGGTTTGCCGAGTCTACGGAGACAGTATTCTTT